AAGTCCTCCAAGTTACTATTCTCAAATTAGTGGAACACACCAATGGTATACAGGCACATCCGTAACTGCTGGAACTGCTACAACATTTACAGAGCGTATGCGTATTGATTCTACTGGTAATGTAGGTGTGGGTTTAACACCTAAAGCATGGGGAACAATTAAGTCCATTGATATGCTAGGCGGTGGTGCTTCTGAAACAGCTTCTTTTGCAAGCGGATTTGGCTCTACTTATGTTGTTAATAATGCTTATTACAACGGCTCTGCTTGGATAGCTAATACAACAAGTCCTCCAAGTTACTATTCTCAAATTAGTGGAACACACCAATGGTATACAGGCACATCCGTAACTGCTGGAACTGCTACAACATTTACAGAGCGTATGCGTATTGATTCTACTGGTAATGTAGGTATTGGTACAACTTCTCCAAATCAAGCAAAACTTACTGTAAATGGTATATATCAAATTGCTCAATTTGGTGGCTCTAATTCAAATCTTGATTCCGTATTTTTAGGATGTGTAAATAGAGGAACTACTTCGGGATTTAGTTTTCTGCCGACTGGTTCAGCGTTTGTTGGTGCAGTTGGTAATGGTATAGCCATTCCATTAGGAGTCGCAACTTTTGGAGCACAACCAATTATATTTGGCACAAACAACACAGAGAGTATGCGTATTGGTGCTAACGGAGCAGTCAATATTGGCGGAACAACCACTGGCGTTTACAGTGAAAAGTTAATGATTCAAAGCGCTAGCTCAACACAAGCCTCTTTAATGGTGCTAAACCCTGGTATTGGTTCAGCACAAATCGGTATCTCAGCCGCATCACCAAATTTAAAAATTTATAACACTTATTCCACTGGAACTTTATCAGGTGGAGCTGGTATTGATATTGACTCTAGTGGTGGTGTATGTATAGGAACTACCGCTTCCAGCGCATCGGCATCTTTAACAACTTTTTCAGCATCACCTGTTTCAGCATGGTTTCAATCAACTAATGCCGCAACAAGCGGTGTTGTTTGTATGTATTCAGCAATTCCAACAACAGCGTTTAATAGTAATTGTGCTCATTTTGCTGGGCAAACATCAGGTATAAATACTTGGTATTTATATGGAAATGGGGCAACATCTTATGTTTCAGATGCTAATTTAAAGAAAAATATTGTTACTACAAGAGATGGTTACCTTGATGATTTGGCAAAATTGCGTGTTGTTAAATACCAATGGAAAGCAAATTCTGATGATTCTCAAGTTGAATTAGGTCTTATTGCACAAGAAGTTGCTGAAGTTTTTCCTGCTTTAGTTCAAGATTCAATTTCTGTAAATGAAGGCGATGCTGTTAACAAAGTTATTTTAGGTAGCGTTTTTCAGCCTATCATAATTAAATCTGTACAAGAATTGTATTCTTTAGTTCAAGAACAACAAGTCCTTATCACTGACTTAACAACAAGACTAGCCGCTTTGGAGAATAAATAATGAACTTTACTTGGAATGTAGTTCAAACAAACTACAACACAATAGACAAATTTATTACAACAGTTCACTACACAGTAAACGCAGTAGATGGTGAATATACTGCTTCAACCTATGGCACAGTAAGCTACACACAGGGCGAAGGTTCTTATGTACCTTACGCTGACTTGACTGAAGCTGAAGTTGTTGGCTGGGTACAAGAGTCACTTGGTCAAGATACAATAGAAGCAAGCCTTACTGCACAGATTGAATCACAAAAGAATCCTGTACAAGAAGCTGGATTACCTTGGGTTTCAGATACAACATTGCCAGCATAAGTTTTATAACCGCAGTACAACTAGGAGAATGAAATGAGCGAAAACACGAAAAAAACTCAAATCACGATTGACGATACACAGTATGACTTCAACGATTTAACACCATTTGAGGATGCAGTAAAGTCTTAATATATACTATTACATGGGAATAATCCCTAAACTTTAAAGGACAAAAATGAACTTAATTAACCTTTCTCAAGAACTTGTAGAAGCTATTTTTCAACATTTAATTAAAAAGCCTTATGAAGAAGTGGCTCATTTAATTGATCCATTGAAAGCCCAAGCTGCCCCTCAAATTCAAGCTGCTCAAGTTGCTTCTACAGATGCTCCTGCTGCTGTAGATGCTCCTGTAGATGCTCCTGCTGTTGATCCAGCAACTTCTACAGTTCAATAAAAATGTCTTGGGAAGCTGTTTTCGCAGGGTTAACCCTACTTTATTTTATAACTAGCGGTTTTATTGGTTATTGGACTAATAGCATCGCTAAAAGTCAAGATAATTTAAGTAAATCCCAGGGGCAATTAGCCAAAGATTTAAAAAATCTTGAGGTAATGCTTCCCAATTCTTATGTAAAAAAAGAAGATATTAATACCAGACTTGATAGAATTGATGATGTATTAGGAAAAATCTTTGATAAACTTGAAAAAAAGGCAGACAAATAATGTTTAAAAAGATTTGTGCTTTATTAAGTCGAAAAGTTGAACCATTATCTCCAGAGCCAATGTTTCCAATTAAAAAAAGACCTACAATCAAAAAAGCAACAACCAGAAGTGTTGCCAAAAAATCAGTCAAGCCACCAGCAAAGAAAGTGGTAAAAGATGGTAACAAAAAGACCACCAGTAAAAAGAAGTAGAGTAACTACTAAATCCAAAGACAATATTGATAAGGCAATTGACCTTATAAAATGGGTAGATAACCCCTTTAAACTTTTTGCAGTAATACTATTATCCATAGTATTTTTCATTGGGTATTTTGCTTGGGATAGTCGACAAACCATACTAACAGCTATTTCCAATACCAATACTATTCCCAAATTAAGAACCCAGGCTGAAATATTGCCTATATCTCAGAAATTATTACAAGATTTAGATGCCCAAGTTGTAGTAGTAAATGAAGTAAATTTAACCACCAATCTCAGAACTACCATAGTTGCACTTTCTCAATCAGAAAGAAATCATGCTATGGAAGGTGTTGAATCTACCTTAATTTCCCCAGATCAAGGAAGAAATAAAGCTATAGTGGCAATGATGGCTGGAGAGGTCTATTGCGATGATTACAGCCCAAATTCTAAGGTTGGAGCATGGGAAGCTAGTCTAGGTGTCAAATATATGTGCCGAGGCTCTGTACCACCGCCTATGGGTCAATTTGCTGGTTATGTAGCTGTAGGCTTTAAAGATAAGCCAAATGATTTGACAGCAGCCAAAACTAGGATTAATTTAGCATCTACACAAATGGCAAAGTAATATGGATAATGAAAGATTATTCTGGATTATTTTAGGAATAGCTGCCTGGTTATTAATTGGCTATTTTATGGGCGCATTTATATGAAAATTTTAAAAGATATTTTGACTGAAGATGACAATACTACTTACTGCGCTGCAAGAGTTTGCTCTATTGCTTGCGTATTTGGTTTTCTTGTTATTTGCCTTATTCATGTTTGGCATGGTGGCACTATTGATTTTGATAAGTTGGGTTTGGGATTGGCTACTACGCTTGGTGGGTCTGGAATAATGATTGGTGCTAAAGCTGCCACCCAAAAAACTGAATAATGTTTATTTCAACCTATATAAAAATTGCCATTTTTCTATGTATTTCTTTGGGAAGTGCATACATTACCCATAAAATTGATGAATCAAACTATTTAGAGCAGGTTAATGACCAGATTAGACAAGCGGTTGAGCATGAAACTCAGGTAGTAAATGACCAGGCTGCTATTAGTCAAAAAACCCAAAAGGACAAAGATGAACTCCAAAACCGCTATGATGTTGCTATTACTGAACTTAGGGGGTTGCGCCAACAATCTGCCACCCAAGGAAATGAACCCACCACCCCTTCAATATCAAGTAAAGGACTCAGATTACTTGAACCAGATGCTGAAGTTCTTATCGGATTTGCAAAACAATGCGCCAATACCGAATTAGAAAGAAATGATGTCATTAATAAATATAATGCTTTAATGGTGAAATAATGGAATATTCTAAAGATGGTGCTCACCTTACTGAGCAATTTGAAGGATGCAAACTTACTGCTTATCCTGATCCTGCTACTGGTGGCGATCCTTGGACTATTGGTTATGGGCATACTGGCAACGATGTATACCCAGGCTTAACTATTACCCAAGAACAAGCTGAAGAATTGCTTATGAAAGATGTCCAGAAGGCTGCTGCTGATGTCAATGCAAAAGTAACTACCGATATGAACCAAGGCGAATTTGATGCCTTGGTGGACTTTGTATTCAATTGTGGTGCAGGTAACTTTAATGGCTCTACCTTATTAAAAAAAATTAATGAGGGAGATATGGAAGGCGCAGCCCAAGAGTTTGATAAATGGGATATGGCTGCTGGTAAGCATTTGGCTGGTCTTTTAAGGCGCAGACAAGCTGAGACTGCGGAATTCTTGTCCAACCTTGCATGAGTGCTGATTATTTTGATGATGCCTCGGATATGGAAGAATTACATAGAAATCTAGCAATAAAAAATATTCGAGATCAAAAAAAGAATCTTTTTAGCGGTCATTGTTTATATTGCAATGACACTATTTCAGAAGGCAGATTTTGTAGTCAAGAATGCCGAGAAGATTGGGAAATGGAAGAAAACTTAAAGAAAATCAAAGGCTTGAGATAAGCCCTGCAAGCTGTATTATTTGCATTAAATAGACTCTAATTTCTTGATTTTTAGCAAATTGATCGGCATTATCGTTAATTTTTTGAGCAATGCCAAGACTGTCAATTAAATCTTTAAATTCTTTATCGGTAATAAGCCCAGAATCAAATTGGGCTTTATATCCTTTGGCTTCTCCAGCTAATTCTTGAATATTCATCTTGGCTTATTTCCAGTAACTTTTTGAATTGATTCTGCGCTAGATTCAATTATATTCATCTTTGCTTTGCAATAAGCTGGGCTTGGGTTGTCAATCTTATGTAAACCATCCACCAACTTGTACAAGTCATTTACCAAGGCGATTTCCTGGTCATTGTCTGGAAGATATTGACTGTAATTTTTAAGTTCTAGGGTCTGTGTATACATAATGTATACATTTAATTTTGAGCAATCAACCAATTGAGCCTGGGTGCGAATGCGGTTGACATAGCTATATTCTATAGGGTCAAAGCTGCCAATCATTAAAGAGCACCCAGATAACATAAGAATTGGCAAAAACTTAATCATATATTCCAGCTTCCATTAATTTTTTTCTTAATCTTTGAATTTCTGCTTGCATAATTTGTAATTGATGTCTTAGCATGGATTCGGTATCTTCTTTATCCATAACATTAGCACCGCTATTGACAATCACAACTGGTTCAGTCATAGCTGCAATCCGATCTTCTGAGGTAAATGTAGTCATTTTTTTTGCAGATAAATCATCAGCAATATTGCAATCATAAATATCCAAAAGATGATTCCAGTAGTCAATAAAAATCCAAAAATCAAATCCATAATCATTTTTTTGCTTTCCTGGCGGCAATTTCTTGCTGCAATATGTACCAAAACTGAGATTTAATTATCATGCCCATCCCCCTAGTCTAATGGCAAATCGCATAGCCGATAGCAATACTACTGATGCAATCACCATTATTGCAATAGCTACCTTATCTGCCCAGTTATTCTGCATAATTTACAGTATTAAAAATAATGTTTTGAATAATTACATCCATTTCAATTGCGGTGTCATACAACTGTTTTCTACCTTGAATTTCAGGATTTGCATTTAACATTTCTAATCGGTTGGTTAATTTTTTAAGATCAATAATCTGTTGACTAATTTCTGTGTTCATTTTATCTGTCCTTAAAGTGAATGAATATTACAAAAATAAAGCCAGTAATTACCACCAGGGCAAAATACATGGCTTCATCATTGCTCATTTAATTCTCGCTACTTTCGCTTGTTTTAATGCTTGCTCATAGAGTTCTTTGGCATGGTCATCCAAATTTCTTAATGGCAAATTTTGATAATACTTCCATTTATCTTTGTACTCTTGGAGTTCAGATGGCGGTATCCAACCATATTGATTTTTCCAGCGCAAAGCAATGTCAGTACCAGATGCTGTCCATATATAAGGTGTTCTCATGATTTTCCTTTAAATTGATAAAGCAAACATACAACCAAAAATAATGCCAAAAACTAAAACACCAAGGGCTTCGACCCACAAAGGGATATTCCAACTGTCATAAAACATATTAATCTCCTAATCTTGACTGTGATTTATTAAGCATGGCAAATACTTGATTGGCATTAGAAGCAGCATAGTCTGGACAAACTGGATATTCATTTCCATCGCTGCGAACTGCCATCCAACAACCAGGGATTGATGCCTTTACCCTGGGATTATATTTTTCAGGTACTAAGTAAACTTCCACTATTTTCATGATTGACTCCTTGGAATTGAACCAACTAAATTACCTTCCATTACTTCAAAAATAATTAACTTTGCTCTATTCAAAGACTGTCTGGCTCTTTCATCCATGCCAACAGCAATTTCTTCCTGGGCATCACTCATAATGCTGGCAGCGCACATAAGAGCACCAGAAAATTGATAGCTAAGAGATTCTTTGACGCTTGATAAAAAAGCATCTGGATCACAACCATACATTTGATTTACTTGACTCATTTTGATTTCCTTTCGTGAATAATCAAACTACATAAGAAGTATTACATAGATGTATTATAGGCACAAGTATTATTTTTACTTGTTGCTTTTTTGCATAGGGTGGAGTCCCTATCTCTCACGAAAGGTCTGGCATTGCACCAGAAGGTAATTTTTGGGTGTACCACTCCCAGAAATAGGGACTCCAAGATCATTTTAGCTTAAAAAGGAATATCTTCATCTAAATTGGTTAAATTAACACCCTTTTGAGGGCTTTGAGAAGGTTTTGAATCTTCTGAAGGCTTACCCCCTAACATCTGCATTGTGCTTCCTATGACCTTTGTAGAGTACTTCTCGACACCAGTATTCTTGTCGGTATACTTCTCAGTCTTAAGTTTGCCTTCAACATAGACTGAACTGCCTTTTTTGAGGTAGTCACCAGCGATTTCAGCCAGCTTTCCAAAAAAGACTACATTGACCCATTCAGTTACTTCTTTCTGCTCACCCTGCTTATCTTTGTATTTCTCTGTACAAGCAACTGAAATATTGGTTACTGGGCTGCCATCTGGAAAAGACCTTTGTTCTGGGTCTTTTCCTAAATTGCCCACAATAATTACTTTATTTACTGATGCCATGATTATTTAACCTCGCTTGTTAATACATCACCATTTTCAACACCAATAATGAATTGAATAAGTTTTCTATAGCTAGAAATTTTGTTTTTAAGATCTACTATTTGTTTATTTTCTATTCTTAAACTTTCTTGTAATTTATCTAAAACAGATATGTGATGCTTTAATTCTTCAATTTTTTGTTCATATCTTTGAATTGAAGCACTAAGACTGTCATTGTGTTGCTCAAGCATTTTTGCTTTTTTTTGCCAATTGATATTTTCTGCATTTGATTTCATGATTTATCCTAACTCAATGATTAATTGTTCAACTTCTTCCAAAAACTGCTTTACCTCTTGCTCCATCAACTTAATTAATTGCTCATCCCTATAGGCTTTAACAATCAATAAGCGACTCTTTTCAGGCATTCTTGGATCGTAAGATACAAAATCGCACCATTCCCAATCCATTACCCAGATTTGCCCTTGTACTTGTTTGACATACTCAGTAGGCACAATCTTGTTTCGCCAATATTTAACATGAGTATGACTATCAGGGCATTTGATTTCCACACCGCCATTGGGAGTTGCGATCCGATCTGGAGAGCAGCCAACCCAAGGAATACTAGAGTGTTTCCAAAAACCTGTCTTGTCTAATAATGTTTCACATGAAACCTCATAAGCCATAGCAGCTTTTTCTTCTGTCTCCACACCCCATTCCAT